TTTAACTGGGTAGGAGGTACTTCTCCTGAGTGGGGTAATGGTTTAGAAGATAGGAGTGCATTAAGTGTTAGATACTTTATTGACGGTGATAGTAATGTTATTGAACCTGTGAACGATTCTAAGGGTGTTAACTTAAGTATCACTAGACAAACCTTTACTGAAGGGGAAACTGGTGTACTTTCATTTGATGATGAAACCGGAACATCTGCTGGTTTTAGTAATCTATTGGGAGAACAAACTATTTTTAAAAGTGGTAAATCTATTACTCCTATTGCATATTCTCAAACAGAAAGTATATCTTCTTCCTCAGTTGGTGGTTATACTAGTTCAATAAATTTTGTACAAGGTGATCAACAACAAGATACCTCTGTTTTAGATTCTAGATTAACAGCTAATGCGGATGGTACCCAATTTATTAGCCTTCCAACTGACATTGAATTCCCAAGTCAATCAATTAAAGGTAGTAATGTTGGGACTAACCCCGCAGGAACTACATATTCCCCAACTTCAACTCCTACAGGTGTAACTTTAACATTTAAAGCATATTTAGAAAGAAATACTGTTACCCCAGGTGGTAGTGCTCAATTCCATATTACACAAGGTGGTACTAAAATAAAAACAGAAACTTTTGATTTTGGTAGTCAATCTTATATTATACTCTTAATTTCAGTAACAAATGTTTTAAGTACTGATGTATTTAAAGTTACAGTTGATAATATTATTACCCCAACTAACCCACCATCACCTAGTCTTTCATCAAATTCATACTTACAAGTAACACAAACACCACCTCCTAATTTAGGTGCAGCAACATCAGGTTATTGGACAAAATCTAATAATGTACTTACTCTTACAGGTTTAAATCCCTTCTATGGTCAAAAACAAGAAGATATTGCTAATACTGGATTTTTTGGTATTGTAAATGATTTTGTTCTCCAACCAGTTGATGGTGAAACAGGTATTTTAGGGGATGAAATTAGATTTGAAGGTACAGAAACACAAACTTATACTGTTACTGCTGTAAGTAATACTAATCCAATTCAAATTACTGTAGACAGAGATATTACAGCCACTAATGTAGACTGGTTCCTAGTTAGAAGATATGTAGACGCTCCTGGTAATATTATCATCGAAGCTGACAAACCAGCAGGGGGTACATCACCTGGTTTCTTTATGCCTCAATACGCTACTAAAGGTATTGAAGATAACTTTGACACTGTAATACAAAAACTAAAAACAGACCAACTAATATAAAACTAAGGTTGGAATAAAAATAAGACTTACATATATTTATCAATCGACGAATAAACTATAAAATAATGGGATATTTAAATAATTCAGTAGTAACAGTAGATGCTATCCTCACAAAGAAGGGTAGAGAACTGTTAGCTAAAAATGATGGTTCGTTTAGAATCACACAGTTTGCATTAGCAGATGACGAAATCGATTATACACTTTATAATCCAACTCACCCTTCAGGTTCTTCTTACTATGGAGAAGCATTAGAAAATATGCCACTTTTAGAAGCATTCCCTAATGAAACCCAAATCATGAAGTACAAGTTGGTAACTTTACCACGTGGAACCTCTAAGATGCCTGTATTAGATTTAGGTTATGGTTCTATTACTTTAAAACAAGGTGCTACTTTATCGATTACCCCACAAACACTCAACTACTTAAGTGGTAACCAAACCTTCGAATCATCAGGCTACACAGCTATTATTTCAGATGTTCGTTTGTTTAATACTTTCAACGGTGTAGGTGTTAATACAGAACAAGCTCAAGCAGCTAACTCAACAACCACTATTGGTACAAACGTATCTAAAACTGTTGTTGGTACTACCATTAACTTAACAGCAACTACTGTTAATACGTTATTTGGGAACAATTCTCAACTCCAAGCTACGTTAACAGTGATTGGTAGAGATTCAGGAGCAAGGTTAACAATCCCAGTAACCGTTACTAAAAATAGCTAATTATGTCATTTAAAAGATTAGACCCACAAGATTTTGTAGTATCAGCTGATAGTATTACCAGCACACTATGGAGTGATTCCCAACCTACACTAACTACATTTTATACATCATCTACTCAAGAAGCTGGTTCTTCTGGTGATTATTATTTATCCATTTACCAAACCGCATCTTCAGATGCAACGGCTGCTGTTCAGTTTGATATAGCTTATGGTAATAAACAAGGTAGTGGTTCTGTTGCTTATAATAGTGGAGTTGTGGGTAAATCACCTACTTCTACTATCTATGGACAATACAGAACTATGGTATTAGGTGATGAAAACACTGACTTTACTTTTGGTGATTTTACATCAACAGATTTTATCGCTATGCCTATTGAGAGAGCAAGATATAAAGAAGGTTTATTCCCAGGTTCTTTAAATCTTACCCTAACTAATGGTTCTAATACACTCCATATTACAGACAACTCAAAAGATGTTTCTTCTATTACATTTGTAGATTCAGGTAGAAAGTTTGAGTTAGTATCAGGTTCAAATGGTGCTGCTTATTCAGGTACTGGCTATAGTGACTCAGGTTCATATGGTTGGATGCTACCAGATATTGGTGTTTTATTATTAAACCCATCTGCTGTATCTCACAGCATTGGTTTAGATTTTACTTCTTCATGGGTTAACACATCAAACGGTGAAGTAAATACCAATACATTTGATGTTATAAGTGATGGAGCTTCTTTTAAACTTAACTCACAAGAAACTATTACTTCAGATTTTGTTTTCGTAAGAGCAAGAAACGCTGAGTTTAACTATTCAGAAAATCCATCTTACATCTCAGGTTCAACTGGTGAAGTATTATATGATGAGTTTATTAACTCACCACAATCGTACATCACTACAGTAGGGATGTATAACGATAATAACGATTTATTAGCTGTAGCTAAGTTATCAAAACCTTTATTAAAAGATTTTACTAAAGAAACCTTAGTTAGAGTTAAGTTAGACTTCTAAATGAATGAGTGCATTCAAACAACTTTTAGCTTCAGATGTAATTGTTTCCCCATTTGAGGTAAACAAGGGCTTTAGCTTTAACCTTAGTCAATTTGGAGAAGACAACGTTCAAATCAACCGACTATGGGGGAGGAACGTAGACTATCTTACCAATCCTAGTTTAACTGGAGATGTTAATGTTGGACGTGAGTCAAAAGCATTAGTTTATAATTCAATTAAAGAATTATACTACGGAAATTATCTTTCGGGGAGTTTAGGTTCACCGGCTGCCACATCATCTCTCATACCAGGTGATGATTCTGAAGGAGATAGATTTATAGGTCCTATCCAAACTACTAACTACGATAACTATTTATCTACTACCCTATCCTTACCTAGATTTTTCCCTACAGGGTTTGGAGAAGGGATTGCTGTATTTTCAATCCCCTCAAGATTATTTGGGGACAATATCCAACCAGGTTCTTTTAGATGGGAAGATAACAGAAATGGTGTTACTTTTATTGATGATAACGAAGGAAATATCATCTCAGGGAGCACCATAGTAGGTACGATTACTTACCCCCACGGTTTAATAGTTCTTACTTCCCAAAGTATTGGGGGTATACCTCCAAATGATTTTGTGGCTTCTACTGACGTAACTTGTTCGTTTTCTTCATCTTATACTATTTTAGAAACACAATATAAAACTACTATAAGGGAAAGTGAGTTTAATTTTTCTTTAAACCCATCCCTAACCTCAGGAAGTGAAGGTGCTTTATATGATTTTGTTACAGGTTCATATTTTTCACCTTATATAACAACTGTGGGATTATACAACGATAATCAAGAGTTATTAGCTATTGGAAAATTATCTCAACCACTTCCAACATCTAAGACTACTGATACTAATATCTTTATCAATTTAGACAAATAATATTATGGATTGGTTATATAAAGGTGAGGCGATGACCTCCTTAGAGGATTTCCCTCCTTCAACTTTTGGATTTATATATAGAGTAACCCACATCCCAAGTGGTAAGGCTTATATAGGTAAAAAGTATGTTAAGTTTACTCGTAAAGCTAAGTTAACTAAAAAAGATTTAGCGTTATATGAAGGTACTAAAGGTAGAAAACCATCATACAAACAAGTAGTTAAAGAAAGCGATTGGAAAACATATTGGGGCTC